TGTTTATAAAAAGGCAAATGGCAAGTGGTTTACTGATGGAAATGGATCTGTGTTAAACATTCCAGCAATGAAGGGTGACATTACAAAGGTTTCGGAATTAAAGAAGGTTGCCATGCACTATGGCGATGATGGTTTAGGAACAGCCCATTTTGTGGCGGGACTCACAAGAGTATCAGAAGAAACTCATTCAGAACAAAAAGATAGAATGTTGCAAGGACTTATTCCATCTTTAAACGATTTAGGCGCAATAGATGCAGCACAACAAACATTAAGGGTACACGGCGATGAATGAAGAAGAGCAATATCTTTCTGCAAAATTAAATACACAGGAATCAGAAGAAAATATTTTTAAGGCTCAAGATCCATTTAATAAAACTTGGAATGATTTAAAAGATTTTTCTGGCACTAATTTAAACTTTAAACGCAAGGCTTCTAGGATGGCAAGCAAGGTAGATACAGTAAGTTCTGGCTACTTAAATTCAGCAAATGCAAATTCATCTGGAGTTGACGGAACTGGAACAAAAGGAACTAATCCTGGTACTGTATATAGAAATGGTTACGGATTATTTGATGTTATAACTCCACCTTACAATATGTATGAACTAGCAAATTTTTATGACACATCTTTTGCTAATCATGCTGCCATTGACGCAAAGGTTGAAAACGTAGTTGGACTTGGATATCGGTTTGACCTTTCAGATAGAACAGCGCTCAGACTTGAAACGGGGCAAGATCAAGAAGCATCTGATCGAGCACGCAACCGTATAGAAAGAATGAAAATTGAATTACGAGACTGGATGGAAAGTCTAAATGATGACGATTCATTTACAAAGATAATGGAAAAAGTTTATACAGATCTTCAAGCAACAGGCAATGGTTTTATTGAAGTAGGAAGAACCGTATCTGGAGATATTGGATATATCGGTCATATTCCAGCAACGACAGTTCGTGTTCGTAGATTAAACGATGGCTTCCTTCAAATAATTGGGCAAACGGTTGTTTACTTCAGAAACTTTGGGGCAACAAATAAAAACCCCGTAACCGTAGATGCTAGACCAAATGAAATCATTCACATAAAAGAATATTCTCCACTAAACACCTTCTATGGCGTGCCAGATATTGTTGCTGCATTTCCATCACTAATTGGTGATCAACTTGCATCACAATACAACATTGACTATTTTCAAAATAAGGCTGTTCCAAGATATATCATTACTCTTAAAGGAGCAAAGTTAAGCGCAGACGCAGAGGATAAGATGTTTAGATTCTTACAGACTGGACTAAAGTCTCAGTCTCACAGAACACTCTATATTCCACTTCCTGGCGATAGCGATCAAAATAAAGTTGATTTTAAAATGGAGCCAATTGAAAATGGTATCCAAGAAGGCTCTTTTAAAGAATATAGAAAACAAAACCGTGACGATATTCTTATTGCACATCAGGTTCCAATCTCCAAACTAGGTGGTTCTGATTCTGGCATTGCTGCTGCTCTTTCTCAAGATAGAACATTCAAAGAACAGGTTTCAAGGCCAGCACAGCATCATCTTGAAAAAGTTGTTAATAAAATCATTAAAGAAAAAACAGACATTCTAGAGTTAAAGTTTAACGAATTTACACTTACGGATGAAATTGCTCAGTCTCAAATTCTTGAGCGATATGTAAAAACTCAGGTTATGACTCCTAATGAAGCCCGTGAAGAGTTAAGTCTCCCAAAAAGAAAAGATGGGGATATTCCATTTACCATGAGTTCGGCACAAGCAAATGACGCCAACTCAAACCTTGCAGGAAATCGTCAACGGGATACAAATAGATCGAATAATCAATCTGATAGCCCAACAACAATTTCTGGAAGAAATCCAAAGGGAGAGGGCCGAGCATCTCAATAATTGAGATAGTGTTAAAATGTTTGGTATAATAGTAACGATATGTTGATAAATAAAGCCAATTGGGTTACATCTGGCGACAGTGTTCGCCTTTCAATGCCGCTTACTAAAATAGATAAGGCACGGCGTATTGTCTCAGGTTTTGCATCTTTGGATAACGTAGATAAGCAAGACGACATAGTAACATCAGAAGCCTCTATGGGCGCATTTGCAAAATTCCGCGGGAACATTAGAGAGATGCACCAACCATCAGCAATAGGAAAGATGGTTTCATTTAAAGAAGATAGGTATTTTGATACGGATACAAAGAAGTTTTATAAAGGCGTTTTTGTTTCTGCTTATATCTCTAAAGGCGCAAACGACGCTTGGGAAAAAGTTTTAGACGGAACATATACTGGTTTTTCAATCGGGGGACGAATGAACAAGTGGGATGATGCGTATGATGAAAAAGCAGATAAAACAATTAGAGTTATTAAAGAATATGATTTAATTGAGTTGAGTCTTGTAGATTCCCCAGCAAATGAATTTGCAAACATTGTATCAATTGAAAAAGTTGATGGTGTTAACATTGTTAAAGGCGATGAAACGGTTTTAGAAAACGTATTTTATGACAAAGAATCTGGCATAGTTGTTGCATCTGAAAATGAATCAGAGTTAAGCCCAATAACTGGGGATCAAATGGTAAACATAGGGTTCGTTGAAAAGAATGATAATGAAAAAACACAAATGATAAAATTCTTAGTTGATAGTGCTAAAGGCATTAGTACAATTAAGATTACTAAGGAGGCAAATCCTATGACAGAAGAAACAACACAAATTGTTGAAGATGTAGAGGTTGCTCCAGAGGCACAGCCAGCAGAAGTTATTAAAATTCTTGCAGCAGTTGAAGAGGCACCAGTTGCAGAAGCAGCAGATGCAGAAAAATCAATTGATGGTAGTGCAGAATCTTCTATTGAAAAATTAGAAGAGGGAGAAATTGTTGCAGAAGAAGTTCTTGTAACAAAAGCAGATGACTCTATTGCAGAAGCAGTAGTTGAAATCAAAAATTCTCTTACCGATGCCTTTGGCGATCTAGCATCAACTATTAAGTCTCTTCATGAGCAAGTTGGCGCATTAAGCAAATCTCTTGAATCTGTAACCACTGAGGTTAAAGATATTAAGGGTAATTTTACTGAGTTTGGCAAGCGAGTTGATCTTGTTGAAAAAGATACCGCTTTCCGCAAATCTGGCGATCTAGGCGAGATCGTACAACTTGAACCTGAAATGGTTCAAAAATCCCTATGGGGCGGCCGTTTCCTCAAATCAGCCGACCTGTTCAATTAACATAAAAATCACTAGGAGGTGAACAATATGTCAGAACAAAATAAAGATATCGAAAAAAACTATCCAGGCGCAGCAGGTGCTGCAGCAGCAACAGATAACTCTGAAGGTGCAACAGGATCTGGCGGTGTAGGAAGTTTTACCGCAAGAGATGCAGATAGCAACGTAAGCCCAGCGACATCGCTAGGACAAAGTGCAACTGCATTATTTGGTGTCACATCTGGACCAAACGCTGTAAATCCAACTGGAACTAACAGTGGTATTTTAGCACCAGAGCAAGCAAAACGATTCATCGACTATGTGTGGGATGGAACAGTTCTCGCCAAAGACGGTCGTAAAGTTACAATGCGTGCTAACACAATGGAAATCGAAAAGGTTAACGTTGGAGAACGTGTTATTCGTGCTGCCGCTCAAGGCAACAATACTTACACAAACGCTGGCGCAACTTTCACAAAAGTAGAATTAACTACCAAAAAGATTCGTCTTGATTGGGAAGTAACTACTGAATCATTAGAAGACAATATTGAAGGCGGTGCACTTGAAGATCATCTAGTTCGCTTGATGACCAATGCATTTGCTAACGATCTTGAAGACCTTGCCATTAATGGTGACGGTTCAACTGGCGACTTCCTTTCAATTATGAATGGTTTCGTAAAACAGGTTCAGACTGCAGACTCTCATGAGGCTGTTACTGTAATCTCAAATGATAACTGGACAACTACAGCAATGCAAGATATCATCTTGGCTATGCCACGTAAATATCGTGCACTTAAGAATAACCTTAAGTTCTATGCTGGTTCAGATGTTTTCCAAAGTATTGTTAAAAATAACGGTACTCTTGCAGATGCAATTTCAGCGGCGTTCTCAGATCGCACTGGTAGCACACAAGCAAATCGTCAATCATACCTTGATGGCAACGGACAGACATTCGGCGGTGCTCGCACTACCCGTGTTCTCGGTGTTGACGTTATGGAAGTTCCCTACTACCCTGCAGACTATGTCGACTTGACATTCCCTCAGAACCGTGTATGGGGTTTCCAACGCGATATCACTGTAAACCGTCAATATAAGCCAAAGAAGGACACTATTGAATATACAGTGTTCGTTCGCTTTGGTATTCAATGGGAAGAACTTGATGCCGTGGCTTATCACGACATCTCAAATTCATAACCTGCAATAAATCTTAGAGAGGGAGTAGAGTATATCTGCTCCCTTTCTTCATATTCTGGTATAATTTGTTTAGGAGGCACCATTTGAACATTGACAGTTTATTAAATAAAACAGTTTTTGAATTAAAATCATATGCTAAAAAAAACGGCATACAGTTAAATGATGCCAAAAAGAAAGAAGATATACTAAAGATTATTTCTGAGTTTATTCCTACAGAAAAAGAAGAAGTAAAAGAAGAAAAGGTTTTAAATAAAATGGCAGTTCATTCAACCCGAAATATTCATTGGGCTGGTCTTGGAAATTTAAAGATAGGCTATAATGTTATTTCATTAAAACAAGCAGAGGTCATGCTTACTCACAAGGCAGTTCGCAGCGTAACAACTGAAGAACTAGTCAGTTATTATGGTAAATAATGCAAATACTTCGTCAGCCTCCATATCCACTATCCGTTACCTATACGGTTCCAGATGCAAGTTCAGACTATATAGTAGTTATTCAAAATGTTTCTCAACAAACCGAGATTGAAACTGCGGTATCATCAAATGGCAGTTCAAAGATAGTCTACTCTTTAACTGAAGATTTTGTTAGATATGATCAATCATACGCTTTAACAATTTACGAAGATGATACGTCTTCTGGAGTAACACTTGTTCGTGGA